GTTTATCATCTGAAGTAGTTGGATTTTCATCGGTAAATCCATGAGCTAAATCATATGCTAATTTTTCTTTACTTACGCCCATTTCAGAAAGATAACCGTAAGGATCCGTATGATCACCCCAAATATTTTGTGTTACCCATAAATGTGATTTGATTCCTGGTTGGTTATAAGGAGTGTCTAATGTTAATGGAATGCCATATTTCATTGCTGAATCTCTTGCCAATTCAACGTATGCCTTGTAGTTTTTCACAAACGTTGCTTTATCATGTGTGTGTTGTAACTCAATCTGCACAGAACTGTTGGCATTAGCATATGAACCAGCGCCATACTGCACATAACCAGGTTGACCGACTTGGTAAACGATTCCGCCATCACCCACAATGTAAGCAGTGTAAGCACTAGTCCATGAACGTTGCATATACTGTGCTTCATTGCGTCCTGTTGCTGTTTCGTTAGCAGTTTCATGCAGTAAAATATACTGATTATTCGCTACTTGAGAGCTACCTTCATTTACACCCAAATTAAATTCATTGTTAATCGTGTAGGCAAATCCATTTACTGGCAACAAAAAAAGAGCCATTAAAAGGCTCAATGACAATACTATTTTCTTTTTCATTTGGTCCCTCCTTCTTCGCTTTCAGCCGAGAACATTTTGTAGGTTCGATTTGATACACCCAACACACTCCCTAAAAACGCGCCAAAACCAGTAATGATGACAACACAGATATCTGTGTACTGCCAATTGAGCGCTTTACCAACTAACCCCACGAAAGTAGCTAGTGCGGGAATAATTATCAGTGCGAACCATTTTAGCACTTCGAACGTTTTATTATTCATTTTCTTCTCTCCCTAAATAAAGTTTTAATTTGTTGCGTGTGTTCCACCAATTTTTCTGCATGCTTATCTAATCTTTCATCATGTTTCTTCAATTCTTCATGAATAGTAATGCGATCAGATTTACTTGCTTCTAAATCTTTAGTCAATAAATCTAAATTTCGGCTTACTTTTGAAAGAGTCTCAGTAATTTTCGAGAAAGATGCAGCAATCGGTCTAATTACTAATAAAATCAAAGAAACGATAGCGGTTATTGATCCTGCTATCATTCCCCATTCCCCTAAATTAATCATGTGACAACTCCTTTACCTTAAATAAAAACGCATCACTTAAGATACGCTCTTATCTTTATTAATGATTTTATCTGCTTCTTCGTCTGTAATGCATAGTGGAACGAATAGTCGAACTTGATCGTCAGTAAAACAGCCCCAATCATACATCATTTTCACATCGCTAAAACTAAACATACTACTCAACTCCCTTTGAAGCTGGATTTAGTTGCTCTTTAATTTCTGAAATGTCTTTGCTATTTTGGAACGAAGCAAGCATCATTTTTGAATTGATTTGTGCTAAACCATTCGCTTTTTCTTTCAATGCATTATTTTCCTGTTTAATTGCTACATCGCTTAGCATGAGTTTGGCGTTGATCTGTTTTAAATCGCCGTTCTCATTTTCTAACGACTCATACATCGCTTTGAGATTGTTTAAATCGTTGTGATCTAACGCGTTCGCTAAAATAATCCATTGGTTCAGTTTAGAATCAAACATCTGATCAGCAATCGTTAGCGGTTCGCCATCAGCTCGAATTCCTTCAAGCGGTGGCTGATCCGTATAGGGAACGGACACAAGCATGTCGTCCAATACTTTTCCTGCGTACTCTCCGCCAGTACGTCCATATTTCCAAATGTTTTTCATTTATTTCACTCCTTCACTTGACTATTTTCTGTTGGTGCTGGCGCAAAAACCAAAGCAAATCCTCGAACAGCTAATTTTTTAACTGGCGTGGTTGGTGAATCGATGAATCGCACAATCGGCTTACGTGCGTCATCAAAATTATTTTCTACAATTATATGGTAAGAACCAAATCCACCATCCGTATATTCAGGCTGACATACTCCTCCTAGCCAAAGATACCCACCAAAAATATTCGGAACGTCGTTGTAAGTAAACGAGGCATTTCCATCTGCTCCCAACCGAATATAACTGCCTTTTGCGTATCCCTCTGTTTTCTGGAATGTTAGAGTTTCCCAAGCCAACCATGCACAACCGCCCAAATAGATTGCCCCATGCTTGGTATATTTATCGGCGTCTGTGGCTTTAGCATATTCAACTGCCACGTTGACTCCACTTGATTGTAAACCTTCTGCGAAGTTCTTAAGCCCTAAAATAGTCTCAGGTTCGGTTAAGCTCACAGAATCATTCAAGCCTTTTTCAATATATTCAGGCGTGACATCCCAACTATAGTCGTTCGGATTGTCGCTGTCTTTCAAGCCTTCGCCAAAGTATTTATATTGCTCAATATTCGGTGTTCGTGTTCCGCCTTTTTCGATTTTGAGCCAGTCGATTCGGCATGCACCCAGTGTCGTATTTGGCACTTGATAAATAGTCAGTAGTTTTGGTGATGTGACGGAAACTTTTGTAGGAGTAAAACTACACGACCACACATCTGTTAACCCCTCGACTGGCGCAAAATATCCTAGAGGCGTGTTACCATCATTGTACAGTCCGAGCGTTTGAGTTGAGGGTTTAGTGGCTTTTATCGTGATAGTATACTTTTGGCCAACTATAAATGGTTCTTTCACATTACCTTGGTACACGTTATACTCGCTCGTGTTAATTGGGAACTGTATAGTAGAATCTGCTGTATTTGTACCCAAAGGCGCTTTACTTAAATAGTATGGTGCGTCAAGTAAATTTGGCTGGTATGGTGTAGCTGTCGTGCCTTCTTCAAGTTTGACATCATAGCCTATATCCACTGTGCCTCTTGCATCACTGTCACCTGAACTACCAACTTGACAATACCAATTATTTGAATTTTGAACCGTTGACGGAACGGTGAATGTAGTTGAAATATCTACGAGTTTGTCTTTAGGTGTGTTAGCTGGTAGCATTTTTGTGTTTACTAAGACCCCGCCGTCTGTATTTGTGCATCTAATTCTAATAAATAATTTTGAGATATCACCTGTATAATCTGCATTTATTCTTATAGGAATAGTTAAAGTATATTGTTTTCCTACTGTTAATTTACTAAAATCATATCTATTCCAAGGAAAAATGCCTACGCCAACTGTTAAATCATTTCCAATTTTTTCAGCTGTCGCATAAGTTCCGTGATTTGTAACAGTTGTCGTTGTACTAGATAGTGATTTTACGTTATTATCATTGATCACAGGTGCAATATTCGGATTCCCCGAATAATCATAGTCCCCGAATTCGATGCTGTTGCTGTACATTTTCTTCAACTTGCCGAGATCGCCGATTTGCTGATTGGTTTGATCAATACGGTCATTCGCCTTATCAATATTAGTATTGAGAGTTGCGACATCTTGATTGGCTTTCGTGATTTTGTCGTTTGTGTCTTTTAATTTCGTATCAATTTGTGTTTCGGATTCCGCAATCTTTTCGTCAATTTCTGTCTTTGCATCAGAAATTATTTTTTCGACTTTATCAATTGTTTGACTGAACCCATTAAAATAGTAATCTTCTAGCTCTGGTGTGCTATCATCTATCGGACTCCGTTTAATAGAAAAAGTAAAACGACCAGCTGTATCTAGTGATCGATCATTGGGGAAATCAATATAAACACTACCTTCGACAATTCCAACATAACCTAAAATGTTGTCTTCTAGCACGATAGACACAATACCGTTCACGCGATCTTCAATGGTGGCGAGATAGTCATGTTTCCCATATCCGCCTTCTGCTGTTGCAGAACGGAACATCAGACGAATTGGAACGGTTGTTCCTTCGGGTAAGCTTTGAGGGATGCCGTTTTTCCGAACTAACTTCATTCGAAGCTTAGCTGTTCCTCGATCATGCGACCAAAAAACAACATCTGTCCTGTTTGGATTAATGGCTTCTGCTTGAATCACAATGATCGATTCATTTGTTTTGTATACCATTAAGACAACACCGTGCCTTTCGTGATAACTAGTCCATAACCAGAAATTTTGGTTGGTGTAGTCGCAAAAGAAGTTGATACAGTTCCTCGTACAGTGCCATTCTCACACAAGATTCCTACGTCATTTCCTGAACCAAACGCACTGACAAAAATTTCACCCATCAATACAGCGTAAATTGCCACTTTCTGGTTAATCAACGTCGTGTCTCCGTACATATTAATCTTTGATGTTCCGCCGACATAAATTGCATTATATCTTGCAAGTGTTTTTGTGTTCTCTGCGAATTTACATCTATTGATTGCCATATAGCCACTTTGCTCATTTCTGATTCCATAGTCTGCTCCGTTTGCTGTATCCACAATTTGCATTCCAGCAACTTGACAATAACCTTTGCAAGCAGTGAAGCAGATGGACCGAACTTTGACAGGTAAATCTGTTTTTGAGGGATCAACAGCATTGAAATTATCTATGGGACGAATCAAAAAGGATGTAAAATTTAGATTCTGAATCATCACATCCTCCAAGTAAACTCCGCTATCAATCCAAACCGTAATAGAACCTGTTGTAATCAGAGGAATATTATTGACTGCTGTTTGGATGGTAAGAAATGGCTTTTCTTCTGATCCATCACCAGAAATATCGCTACCGTTTTTTGAAACGTACATATTTATTGGCTCACTATACCCACCAATAATCTGTTGGACAGACTTGTTCAATTGTTGAACTTGCTCTTTTTGACTATCCATGTTTGTATTCAGTTCGCTAATTTGTTCATCTGTCAGGGTTTCGTGTTCTACCAATCTGCCGTGTAAAGTAGGAAAGGTTTCTCCCTTATTATTTACACGTGCATCCACTACTTCGTTAGGAGAATCACCTCCTGAATGAAGCACGAGATTATCAATACGACTATTCGTTGATTTGTCCTGATCAGATAGTTTCTTTTCGAGATTGTTTAAGTAGTCAACGTTTCCATTAAACGCTTCTTTCCATTCTGTAGAGATACGATTACTAATTAATTTTAATAATCCCATCAAATCACTCCTTTCTGCGTCATTTCAGCAAGTATCGCTGTCATTGTTTTCTTTGTGTTGCTTAACGTGATTTCTGGTGGCTTATTAGGAATTGCTGGATACGTCTTAATTCCAACGACTTGAATGTACGTATTGATATTCAGAGGTTCATAGATGAACGGGACATAATCTCCTTTGTTAGGGCTGATTTTCCATTTCAGCGTTACGGATCCCGAAATACTTGGATAGTCTTGTAGGTCTGCCTTTAGTCGCTCTAGCATATTTCCTGATACGGTATATCGTTCATCGCTGACTGGATCTTGTATCCTGATTCCCCACTTTTGCGATTCTGGACTCGTGTATGTGATAGGCGTGAAGACATAATCGCTGTCCTTGGGATTTTCGGTATTAGCGCCCTCTTTCAACTTGCCGTAGCCCTTGATTTGAGTTTTCAAGCTGTACGTATCAATATCAAATGAAACTTCGTCTGTATTGTATTTGTAGCGAATTTGTTCTTCTGTTTTTTGGCCATATTCACTCGCAGGATAAAAAGTTAGGTGTTTGTTGTTTGGTATCACAACAGCATTATAGTCAGATAAAATCTCGTTGATTAGCTTCAAATAATTGGCATTCCCGAAGTTTTCTTGTTCAACAGTGAGAAATTTTTTGTTCGGATCAACAACTTCCCAAGTAAAGCCGCGACTACCTGCACTAAATACATGTGTGAGTAACTGGCTAATAGATCTCGCACCAGTTACTGTATCGTACTGATAACCATCTTGAACGGTGTAATAGATATGTGTCGCAACCACTTGTTTCGTCAACAACTGTCCAAGTGCTTTGCGAGTCATTTCTTTGATCACAAATTCCTGTCCGTTGTAGAAAACAGAAGACTCGTATTCGACTAAATCAAATACTTCTTGATTCAACGAATTGTTGGTAACGGTAAAACCAATCTCCCACGTTTCATTTTGTTGCCAGTTTTCATAAAAAGAACCCTTGTCATAGTCGACAAGGATTTCTTCTTTGGTTTGTTCATAATTTCGAATAATTAAATCAGTCATTCAATCACCTACTTATATAAGAAACGGAAATCCCATGAAGATTTCACGCGAGTAATATTTTGGATCTCGATTTCATTGACACCCTCAACCAAATTGATTAGGCCATGATTCGTATTGATCCCGCAACTTACGCCGTTCAATTTTGGAATCACGCCATCCAAGACTAATGTCTGTCCGAGATTCGCAGAAAGTGATGGATAGTAAATAAAACGATCGCCAGTTGTTTTATTGAAAATCGTCACATTTCCTTCTGATTCTCCTTCTAATGTGATCCACAGATAATGTTCACGTGGATCAATTTCAAAGCTTCCAGCATTGTAAATAATGAAGTGACTAGTCTGATGCGTGTACCTGTAATCTTCCGCCACTAGCCCTTGCGAGAACTGCCATTCTTCCTCTAGATTGAAATCCGTTAAAGTGGTTGCGATGGATTCAGAATATCCTTTGATAGCTTCCAGATTTACAGTATATCTTGTGTAAATTACGCCTTTTCTTTCATCGTCAATAGAATCATAAACTACTCGATATTTTTTACCTGGCTCTTTGCTGTAAATTAGATAAAATTCTGGTTCTCTAGTAAACAATTCGCGGAGTTCCGTCTTTTGTAAAACTAAGTCAAACATCGATTGCTCTCTACTTCGAATATCAAATGAGAGAGTAATAGGAAAAGCGTCAAACGAGCTGTTCGAAAGACGCTTTCCATTCGTGCCAGAAAATTCAACAAACTCATTTTTTGCCACTGGCATACCTATATTAATGTCAATCAACCTCAGATAAGAATTATTTGTCAATTCGACAATTTCATCAGAAAATGCAAGATATACACGAGTTTTCTCATTCATTAAACTATCCTCCTCTCATGTACGATCTACGATTCAATACTTTTCCAAAACGTTGATCCATATTATCCCCTACTAAAGTTCCATCTAAATAACTTGAGACCCGTACTGGTTGTTTTGCAATTACTTGTGCAAGCTTTTCAACGTCAAATTGCTTCTGATTGTTGTAGGTATTATTAACTATCTGTGATCCAGCAGATGCCATCCCCATCCTTGAAGTGCCAAGAGCTGATTCTGGCGTGATAGAATTCATCAAACCATTAGAAAGCTTATTCATTGCTGAATATGCAGATTTCGCATCTGCTTCGATACCTACAGCTATTCCTTGAGGAATGAACTTACCAACGTAATCTCTCATCCAACGTGATGGAGAATGAATTCCAAGCGCGCCAGTTATTTTGTCTTTAATGTTTCCAGCTACTTCAGAAATTTTAGAAGCAACTGCTCCAACCATTGAACCGATACCGTTAATTAATCCTTGTATGATGTTTGAACCAATTTCAAATAAATCAATACCGCTCAAGGTATCTATTATAGAGTTTCCTATATTAGATATTGCACTGGTTACTGACCCTATCACACTAAGAATCCCAGAAACTAAGTTTCTAATTAAATTTGCTCCAGCATTCACCATTTGTCCAAGAAACTGAGCTATAGTACTCAATAATCCAGTAATTAATCTCGCTCCAGCTGATAATAATTGTCCCAATAAGCTCAAGATTCCTCTAATAAGTGCGTTGATCAATTGAACACCAGCTGATAAAAGTTGTGGTATAGCACTTACTAAAGCTTTGAACAAAGCAGCCATTAATTGAATAGCAGCTGATACTAATTGAGGAAGTACTGAGATCACTCCATCTACCAACGCAACAATCAATTTAATACCCGCTGATATCAATTGAGGCAAAGCACTAATCAACGCATTAACTAGGGCAATAGTGATTTGAATTGCCGCTGCAACCAACTGTGGTAATATCGAGATTATTCCTTGTATTAATGCTAATAACAGCTGAATGCCAGCAGCAATAATTTGCGGAAGTGCACTGATTAATGCACTAATCAAAGCCATTGTGATTTGGATAGCAGCATTTATTAACAACGGAAGAATAGAAATTATACCTCCGATAAGCGCCATTAACATTTGTATTCCTGCAGAAATTAATGTCGGTAAAGCTTCAATAATTGTTGTTAGCAAAGTAGTAACGATAACGGTAGATGCTTCAACAAGTTGAGGCAATGCAGTTATTATCGCATTCACGAGAGAAGTAATGATTTGTAATCCAACTTCTAAAAGCATAGGTAGTACCGTTAAGAACCCATCAATCAGTGTATTAATAATCTGAATGACAACTTCAATTATCGTAGGTAGTGCTGCTACGATCCCTTGAATAAGCATAGTTAACAAATTTGTGCCAACTTCAATAATTTTTGGTAGAAGCTCAGCGAAAGCAGAAATTAGTTTTGTAATTATCTCTGTTGCAGCCAACAGCAGTGCGGGAAGAGCCAATGAAATGCCTTGTACAATAGTAGTTATTATTTTCGTGGCTATTTCAATCAATTTAGGCAAATAAGTAACAATTGCATCCGTCAATGTTTGAATAAGCTGTATAGCTATCTCTGTTAGTTGCGGTAACATTTCAACTATTTTGTCGACAATACTTGTAATCACAGAAGTAATACTTTCGATAATTTGCGGGAGATATTGAGAGATAGAATCTGCCACGTTGCTAATTGTTTCACTTAATTGATCAAACACTTTTGTGATTCCATCTGCACTAAAATCGCCAGTTTTAGCCCACGCAGATATAAATGAAATAATTAAAGAAACTGCTAATCCGAATGGACCAGTAAGCCCTAGTGCTGCTATTGCTACTTTAGTCAAAATGCCGATAACTAGAGAAACTGCTCCGCCGACTTTACCAAGAGCTCCTCCAAATTTTTCCAGCAGATTACCTGCCAATTCTATACCAGAAGAAAAAATCCCTGACAATACAGAGCCTATTTGCGAAAGAGTAGAGCCAAATCTTTCTATGCCAGAAGAAACAATTCTTTTTACTGCATCAACAAAATTAAAAAAAGCTGGTACCGCTACTGAAGCAATTGCTGATCCGACTTCGACAACTTTTTGAAATCCTTTAACAAGATAGTTTCCTACTGTATCAGCTACTTTTTGAAGTGTAGGTAATATAGAAATAAAGACTCCTTTTAGATATTCAAATGACTTAATCAGTCCAGATTTTACAACTTCAATAGTTTTATTTATGCCATTTCGAAACGTTTCACTTGTTTTATAAAAATAGATGAAAGCTGCAACTGCTGCTCCTATAACACCTGAAAGTAGTTGAAATACCGTCAGACCAGCCGGAATAATAGCAGATAACAATGCGTAAGCTGTTCCAGATACTCCAAACATGCTGACCATACTACCTAGGGCCGTTATCACTCCATAGATTTTTCCTACAAAACTTATTAATGTACCTAGAGCTAATGCTGTTTTGAAGCCTACATACGCTCCAGTGGCTGCAATAAAAGCTGGAGCTAACAATTCTACAATGTCTAATAGGCCTTTAAAAGCAGAAATCATATCATCAGTATTATCTATCAATATGTCCATTACTTTTGACATTTCTTCAAATGATTTATTAATAATAGATTTCATACTATCAATATTTTGAGCAATCGTTTTACCAGTAAGTTTCTGCACCAGTTCATCAAACTTAGTAATAAGATTAGCTACACCTTTAGAAACAGCATTACTTAGATTTCCGAATGAAGTAGCGATCCCCAGGGAATTCTCCTTTGCCAAGGTTGCCAACATTCCTGTTCCAGTTCCTAGCTCAATCAGTTTATCTTGGAATTGATCAAATGTTACTGTTCCTTCTTTAAGCGCATTATAGAGATCTCTTTGAGCTGATTTCCCAACAAATCCCATTGCTTCAGCTGTTTTTTGCAAAGCAAGGGGCATGGTTTCTTGTAAAGTTTTCCAGCTCTCTAAGTCGACTTGCCCAGTCGAAAGCATCTGGTTATACTGTTGCATACCTCGACTGGCATCTTCTGTTGAAGCGCCAGACGCAAGAAATGCATTGTTTAATGCTAAAACAGTGTCTGTGGATCTATCTAAATCTCCAGTGATTGCTGTCATTTGCTGTGTACTTGCTACAACATCATCTAATTTAGTTGGCAAACCATCAATTCCATCGGATAATTTGTTAATGGATCTCTGAGAGTCCTCTGCACTAAAACCTAAAGCTTTCATTACTTTAGGGAATTTTTGCATAGTATCGAAACGGCTAATTGCGGAATCTAGCGAATTCTTTAAAACATTAAAAGCAGCCGCCGCAACTTTAACGAGGCCTAGGGAAACAACTAAATTTTTAATTGAGGCTCCTGCTTTATTACTCTTACCTTCTAACTGATCAAGACCCTTGTTAAGTATGGTGACGCCTTTGCCATCCACATCAACTTCTATCTCTACTCTTCCATCAGCCATCGTCTTCACCTACCTCCGAATCAGGCAATGCATATTTTTGTTGTAGCTTTCTCATGCGTTCTTTTTCTTTAGCTGATTCTCCTTTGCTCGGTTCCCATGTCCTAATCTGGATGATTCGAGCAAGAATGGTGTCGTCTGGCAAACTCTCAAGCAACGCATGGAATTCTTCCCACATCATCCGTCCTTGCTCTTCAAATAGATTGATGCCAATTTGTCTGAACGATGCATAGATGTATTTAGCATCATGAACTAGGCTGATGGTCTTTTTTTCTTTAACTGCATTAGGCATAGGATTGCCTAAACGATCAGTTTCAAAACCATCACTATCTCCTACAGAAATATAATTTTCTAAAATGTGGTTAAATAATAAAAACTGTTGTTCAGACGGGCCTTGAAAAATTTTTTCAAAGTCACTGATCAACAGTTCTAAACACATATTCACTTTTTCTTCTGGAAACAAATCACTATCTTCCAAAATATCAAAAACATCTAGTACATTATCAAATGTTAAATCGATAGGTAATTCTATACCATCAAACTCTATCGAAGTGACTAACGGGTCATTTAACCGCATTTAATCACCTACTTCTTTTTCTTATTTTTCAATGCTTTCTTTTTCAATAAATCAGCTTTCTTCTTAGAAAGAGTATCTTTACGTTTCAAAGCTTCTTTTTCAATTGCTTCCGCAACTTCAAAAGAAATCGGATCAAACAAGTCTATTAATTGCTCAACATCACGATAAACAGAATAAATTTTTTCAAATGATCCTTTACCAAGCAACGAATCATATTCTGCTTTAGCTAAACTTTTTGTTAGATCAATAATCTTAATAGCATCTTCCTTTTCTGGTTGTTCGATATTCTTGATTTGTTTAAGTTGTTGTTTGAGTTCCTTAACCTGTTCCTCAAATTCAGCTTGGGTATCAAAAAACCGTGTCAGTTCTTCTGGAGTAGTACCGAAAAAGAACTCTACTTCTCCAATATTGATAGGAAACCCTTTTTTCTCTATTTGAAATGATAGTTTGTTAGTCATGTTATCCTCCTAAAAAAGCTGCCCAGACGGACAGTTCGGCTTATTTTTTGATTAATACTACTGATTTGGACCAAGCAGAACCTATGAATGGACCATCGTGTAAATATCGCGCTTTTTCGATTTCATCTTTTCCTTTTCCTAAAACGTTATACGCTTGAACATACAGATAAATTTTATTTCCTGGCTCTAATGTTGGAACATCTTCAGCCGCTAACGTCCATGAGGTTTTTTCCGAATATCCCATCATTGTTGCATCATGAAGATCAGATTGATTAGCATTGCTATAGTGTATAACATAGGCCTGTGCTTTTGGTACGGCATCCCAAGAAAGAGAAATCGATCCATCATTCAAAACCCCAGTTACGTTCTGGGGTGCATTAGGGTGCAACAGGGACGTCTTCTGCTTCTGGTGTGCTATCAAATGCGATACCGCATGAGAAATCACCGTATGCAGTAGCATCGCCGACCTGAGCAACTGGCTCTGTTACTGTTGCTTTACCAATACGTTGTTTTTTACCAGATGCAGATACTACTTTGAACCACACTTTCCGAGCATCTCCTGATTTTCCAATCATGCCCTCAATAGCCTCCATCGCAGCATCATCTTCATCGTATAAACCTGTAAATGAATAACCTAACTGATGAGAAGTAACGTCTGTCTCCCCTTCGCCGTTCCCATCATAGTAGCCAGTAGTTTCAGATTCTTCGTTCGAATTATCATCAACATTGGAAATCCACTTTGCTAACTCCAACCAGCCGTCTTCGCTTGGTGTATCAGCATTAGTAGTTGTAATTAATTGAATAAAATAGCTTTGTAAGGCATTTTTGCGTCTCATTTATTTTCCCCCTCAAATGTGGTTAATTTTGTTTGAAAATCTAATAAAAAAACGAACCAACCTTGTTCATCAGCATCATTGATGAAAGGTTTGCTCGTTATAGTTAAATTGTTAAATTCAAAAGATCCATCAGAGCTAGCAACGTCTGACACACGCTCTAACGAATCAGAGATAAGCCAAAGCGTTTGCTCAATTCTATGACCATCTTTTGACTTCATCGCAATTTCAAAATTTAGTTGTACATCTTTAATACCGTCATAGTATTCCACAAGATTTTGTCCGCCTGGTAATGGGTAAATTACTAAGCTTTCGTCAGCAGAAAGATAGCCTTTTTTCATTTTTAACGGCAGTTCTGGAATACTATTAATCTTATCTTTTATCCGATCGATAAAATCCATTATTGGATACCAGCTCCTTTCAGATACGCTTTTTTCCAAGAAGGCATATACAGTGATTTTGCTTTAAGATCCCATCTTGGACCTGTTCCTGGAGTAGTATATTTTTTTCCATTTAGATAGAACTGTCTCCTTGCGTATTTCGTTTCATACAGAATAGCGCTGCCGTCACTTTTGATATGCGCACTTTGGCGAAGGATATTATTCTTTTTAGGTACAAATGAGTTCATGTCAGCCATTGCTTGGTTGGCTAATGCGTATCTTCCTCGCTTCATAGCCTGTGGGCTGACTTTAGCTCTAACTCCATCAAGATTAACTTTAATACTCATCAAATCACCTCTAATTCGTATGAATAGATAGCATCTGAATACGCTTCTGTAATCTTTTCGATCTTAGTGATGACATGTTCTTTACCATCATAAATAACTAATGATTGTTCTTTGAAATTCGGTAAAGGGGTAGTTAAAGTCTTATAACAAAAAATTACTGCATTATAGAGCAACTGCTTGCCACTTGGTGAAAAAGAATACTGACTTCCTCGGTCAATCCGACAATTTTCTATAGTTACATAATCTCCATAAATAGGTTGGTTATAGTCTCCTTCTCCTAAATATTCTCGATAAATAAAAGAATCCACTAGAAATTGTACTGGAGGTTTAGGTATTACCATGATGGTACACCTCGATATAACAAACCCGTTCCTTCTAAATAAATATAGATATCCTCGGCAACAAGTGATTTACTCTCATTTTTTCCTGAAGGATTATATCTACTAGAGTTTGAGATACTCGTTCTACCAACAGAAAAGCTTTGTGGTGTATTATTGATACTTTCATAAGTATCTGCTCCAACTTCATCGAAATATATAATTTGTGAACATAAAGCTAGCTTAAATTGTTTTACACGAAAACCAATTGGATCTTCCTCAATTTTATTAAATTGATAAAAATAGTTAGTGATGCTATCTAGAATAGCAGTTGCTTTTGACAAATGATTTTCGAAAGCAGCTTTAAAATCATCTGTTTTCCCAGTAAGATCTTTGAATTCTTCAAATTCAATATAAGGCATATAATATCCCTCCTTATTAAAAGAAGAGGGAACTATGCCCCTCCTCCTGCTTCTGTTACAGTAACTTCACAAGTTACTGTCTTACCATTTACTGTTGTTCCAGTAATCGTTGCTGTTCCTGCGGCAACACCTGTGACTTTTCCTTGTACAGGAGTTACAGTAGCAATTGCTGTATCGCTAGAAGAAAACTGAACAGATTTATCAGCTGCGTTTTCAGGCAAAACAGTTGCTGTTAATGTTTCAGTCGCCCCTACTTCAAGCGTTAGAGCTGTTTTGTTCAACGTCACGCTTGAAGGGGCTACGCTTTTTTTACTACAGCAAATGCCTCATCTTTGACAGTCATGAATCCTAACTCAAAAGTTGCTTTAATAGCAGCCATGTCACGCTCTGCCAAATTGATTGGGTTCCCATTTCCATCAACCACAGTTGTTAAAGTAGCCTCAGTCAAAATTTCATATTCGATCCCTTTTAGAATTCCATAGTAAGCATAATTCCAATCACCAACTAGCTCTACCGGCGCTGTATCTCCCGTGCCAAATGATCCTTTCGGAGTATAAGCAATAGGTAATCCAAGAATATCATCTACACCGTTAGAATTTGCTGTATTAAAAATCGGCAATCCATTTCCGTCCTTTGTAGCTCTATATTTACGACGTTGCGCTCTAGTAGATGCGATCCCATTTGGCTCTAAGTCATTTTCTTCAATAGCAGCAATAGCATCGTTAAAATCATCATATTTATTTGCAGTTTCTGTAATCACATTCCCTGCATCTGTAGCGGCTTTTAGTACGCTGAATTGATAAGGATTTTCGACTCCGCCAAATACAGCTTGGTCAAATTTTTTATAAAAAGCTTCTGCAATTTCTGGTTTCATTAGCTCAAAGAAATTTGTTACGGAGTAATTCAAGTTTTCTTTGGTAGTAGGAATAATTACAGCCATTTTTTTAGAAGTCATTGTCGCTTTAGCGAAAGTAGGTTTACTAGTATTAATTCGTTCACCTTCGCCAACCCAATAAGCACCGACACCAGTCATAAATGTAAATTCTTCGACTGGTTTAGCCATTGGAACAGCTTTAGCTAGTCGCATTGCTGCAGATCCATTTTTAACTTCTGTGATGATTTCTGTAGATTGGTTAATTGGGATAGAGCCCGTTTTAGCGGTTTGCATTGTCACATCGTCTGGATCAAAAGTAGTTTCGGCATTTGCAAAATATTGTAAGTTCATTTTAAATAAGTTATTTTTTTTCATTTTGTCAGCTCCTAATAATTATTGGGTGATTCTAAATTTATTTAATTCTGCTTGAGTTTCTACTAAAGAAGGACCAGAAGTCTTCTGATCATTTTTAGGATTTCCAGGCATAACAATTTGAGGTGTTGGATTAGAATTATCTATTGCATTAAACAAAAATTTTTTGTTTTCTTGTAAGCTTTTTAACTGTTCATCTAGACCTTGCAATCCTTCATCAGTAACCTTGATAGTATCTCGATCTAAAAGACCTAAGACGATGTTCTCATCAAGCGCATTCGCTTCTTTTAAAGCTAACTTGATAGCGAAATCTTTCTGCTGCTCTGCAAGTTTTGTTTCAGACTCAGATTTGGCAGCATCAAATTTACTTTGTAAATCTGCAAGTTGTTGAGTCAAGCCTTCATTACCTTTTGCAGCTTCTTTGAGTGCGTCTAATTCAGTCTGGTTAGAGTCAAGCTGTTCTTTGAACTGATCACGCTCTTGTTCTGCAGTAGCTACTTGAGCATTTAACTGCGTAACAGTTTTCCCATGTAAAGCCATAACTGATTTAGCAATTTCTTCGTCAATTCCTAAAGCGATAAGATCTTCTTTTTTCATTTTCTTTTCCTCCTAAGTGTTTTTTAGAGTGGCAACTCCCACTGCGAGCCGTCTTTTAGAGACATCCGAGCAGGTCTAGGCAAAATAAAAAGCCTAATCGTTGATTAGACTTAAAAATCGTCATAGTGAAAATCTTTCAATAAGGTATTAATAGGTGTGTATACCTTCTCTCTTGCGTAATTTCTACTTAAATACTCATCAGAATCAACTAGAGTGCGCAACCGACTTTGTGTGACTCTAATTTTCTTCGCCCACTCTTTTGCATTTTCGTCTTGTTCAAGAGCTTCTGAGACCATTCTATTCTTTTTATATTTCACAATCTGACGTTCTAGGTAGCGTTGCTTCTTAGTTAATTCTGCAACCTTTTTATTTTCTTTTGCATCAAATTTTGGCTGATTATTTGTATTAACACCAGGAATAAATGGGATATGCAGATGTTGACATTCTACACCTCGATGACCGCCTGCAGTTCCATATTCTGCTTGCCAATACGGGTCGTAGATACTTCTATATTTCCAATTAAGAGGCAATTCAGATACGGGCCGTAAATCAACCACATGACCTTGAATCTTTGAACATGCTTGCCTTGCTCCCATATGGCTTGTGACTAGCACTGTGTGGACACTATACTCGCTCATGCGGTCTTTTCTTAATGCGTCATAGGTATTTGACAGGGTAGACTTTAAGACTGCTCTAACATACCGCTCTAAGCTCCATGTATGCCCTCCCTTATCAATAAAAGTAGACTTAATACCTTTTTGAGCCCATCCTTGAATCGTTCTTTCTAGTGCTTCATCGAATGTAAAAAGACCGCTGTTAAATGCAGCAGTCGTTTTGTTAATTATTTCTGTGTACATTTGAGTGGTAGCTGTTCCGTAACCAAAATTGGTAGATAGTAACGTTTGATTCACATAATTGTTTATGTCAGACCATACTTGATCATGATAAGCTTTCATGACATTGTCTAGGTTCGATGGCAAAGGCTTAGGATCGTAAGGTAGTTGTTTGTCTAAGTCTCTGATTATCTTTTCTCCTGAGCTATCAAACATACTTTCAATTTCAGATTCAGCAATTCCTGTTATTTGAGAAATCACTTTTGCAGTTTCTTTATTAAATAGATGCAACTGTTGCAGTTTTTCTCTTTGCCAATCTAAAATATTATCGTGCCCACTATTCAATCGTTTGATGATAATACGTATTAATTCGCCTTCTAACGATTGATATAGATGAGCCATATTAGAAGACCATAAGTCTAACTGATGTGGAGAAACCATTATTCTTCACTTCCTAATTGTCCCTCAATTATGTTTTGCTCATGCTCTGAGTAATCCATATCAAGAGTTTCAGCCCTAATCTCATATACTATCCTTTTTGCTTCTTTTTCTGTAACTCCAGTAAGTTTTTGAATAGCATTTAACTTAGATGTTAAGCCAGCTGTTACTAGTTTAGAGTAATAATCAGCCTTGGCATCTTGCGATTGGAAAACACCATCATCAAAGTCGATATTTATTCCTAATTCTTTGACAGGATTAAATAACTTGTATGCCTCAGCAAGTTCAAAAATCGTAGTAATCAATTCTTTCAACGCTTCTTCTACAATAAGAACATTATCTGACCGAGTAGAAAAAGTTTCAGAGTTTTCACTAATTATCTCAGTCGCTGTTTTAACAGACTGGCCATCAAAACTAAATGTTCCACTAGAAAAGCCTGTCTGGAGCTCAATAATTCGCAAAATGAAATTGATACTTGCTATAAATTCAGTTGATCGCAACGATGGAGCGAATTCATCAATAAAAGGTTCATCAGATTTAAGCCGTTGAAAAACAGATGTTTTACTGTCAAACCGCTTCACTGGTTTTCCATTGCTGTCATATTTAACTCTGAAAAAGTGATCAGATGCTAAAATTTTTCTTCTAGCTTCTTCTATTTCCCGCATAAACTCATCGTATTTTTCATTGATATCTGCCAATTGTCGCTTAGCATTGTCGATCACACCCAAACTTAGTGGGCTATCTAAATTAATATTATTTTTACCCGCTAGCTTTATATACACAAAAAGAGGACGACTAAAACCATCTAAGATCGTCTCCTCCTGCAGATTTTTGTACTTTTCTAAAGAGTTGAGAGGGATCCTCACACCAACTTGCTTTTGTTCTTCAGATCGATACAATTCGTTTCTGATGCGGTACTTTCCGTCAACCCATTCATGAAATTCTAGCAAAGTATAATAGATTGTCTTTTGTCCCTCGGCTTGCTGAGTTACAGTAGCGATGGCTGCTTCTGAAATATCATTGGTATTGGATTGTAGAGGGAAAAATGTATCAGCTCGACAAAACGAAATTTTGATTTTACCTGAATTGGTATCCACGTAAGGCCTCAAAGCTAAACCGCCAATGGCATAACCAGCCTCTAGCTCTTCTCCGAAGTTTTTCCTGAATTTATTGTCAGCAAATACCGACTGCAAAAATTCATCAGCTTTTTCATCATCCAAACTGATGTTGCATCCATCGTTGAATACTAGCTTAGATAACTTTCTGGACACTACTTTGGATACGTTCAACGAGTGAAAAGGACGCGTCTGCCTATAACCATCACTATTGATATATTCTATGTCCCCATAAACGTTTCTATAAATTTCTTTATTGTTCCTTATTCGACTTAATTCGCTATCACTCATAGCAATCTTTGGATGATCTGTGATACTATTCAACGTTTCAACCATTCCTATTTTTGCACCTCCAATCCTAAACAAAGCTTTTAATTTGTCGAACATTTGTCCACCTCTTTTCTAGGCGATGTAAGTTTTGTAGAAATAATTGTTTCCATATCTCGCTTCATCGAGAGCGTGATTATATTTATCAATCGGTAATCCATTGTCATTTCTTACGTACATAGATATTTCTTTTTCAAAATTGTAGTGATCATATTCTTCTCCGTTTTCCAAGATAATGAATTGCCCACTAGTCATTGTATTTTGGAGACGTTCAATGCCGACTTCGATTTTCAATCCATTACTCGAAACTTTGTCAGAACTATTATTGTCAGCTTTATCAGTCTCAATACCAATTAAATCCAGTTCTGTTCTTAGTGTTTTACATGCTGGATCGACAAAGAACCAGTTCCATCGAGGGAGATATTTCCATTTTGTATAGCACCACTCAACAAACTTTTTGATTTCTTTAGCGTATGTAGACATCGCCTTGGTTTCTCCAGTGTCGGTCCCGCTATGATAGTAGTTAGCTAAACGATACAAATAAAACTTTCCTTCGTGATGAGTAACCACCCAAAAAGCACAAGTCGTAGCATCAGCTTGCCCACCATCTGCAGTAAAAAATGTTTCAATTATATTCCCCTTTATCTCGGTAGCTTTGTTGTTCTTGCCAAACATAGCATAGATAACACCTTGCGGTAATACTCGATGTCCGTACCAGTCACGTTCTAGAAGATATTCGCTACTAGAAAGCTCATCAAAAAGTTCTTTCTTTCGCTCCTCACTTAAAATTGGATTGTCGTTCGGTGTCCAATGACGAAATAAAAAACGTCCTGACTTCTCAAAACGTTCAAGCAATTCAAGATTAGGATGGTTTGGCGCTGGTGGGTTCTGTTCTCCTAAGTGGTAACGCCATTCAGCGGCGAATGTCCGTCTAAAGCATTCATTGATAAAGTCTTTGTGCAATAGATTAAATTCGAGAAATGTCACAGAGCCTAAAGACATACCCGTGATAGCACCAACAGAGTTTATCTTCCCTCCGCCTTTATAATAAATTTTCTTTTCACCGTTCGGAGCATATAACAACAGATGATCACCATGTTCATCGTGTCGTATATCGGAACAACCATCAAATATATGGACCAAGCCTAATCCATCTCCATCCATAAACATTCGATAAGCTTGTTCCTGGTTATAAGCAGTTACAAGATGGTTTTGATCAGGGGATCTCAAATAAAAATCAGCCATTTTAAAAATATCGGAAGTTGTCTTCCCACTACGAGGTGTTCCTTCATTCAATTCAAAAGCAATCCCTTGAACCACTTGATTAATATTGCTAATCTGCTTCGGGCTAAACTTCAGCTTCATTACTTCCATTACCTCCAGACTTAACATCTAAGAGAGCTTGAAGTAGATCATTGACTTTCCCACCAGCAGTGAGTTTCTCAGCACTATTTTTAGCGATGTCTGCATCTGCTTTCGCTTTGATTATTTGTGATTCCATCAATTCCAACTTCTTACGTCTTTCGTCTTTTTCGTCAGCAATATTAATGAACTGCTTTATCAAATTTGATAATGTGCTCATTGCTCTTGACTGTGCGTTCATAAAATTAGCTTGTTTATCCCAAGCATATTGAATAGCATATTCTTCTGAACTTCCAGAATCACTCGACGACCACTTAGAAACTTCTTTGGACAAACTATCCTCATAATCCACAAACATGATTTTCTGTGCTCTGATAATAGCTGTGTACTGGATCATGATATTATTCCATAATATATCCTCAGGTTTAGAGGTTGCAACCTCATTCATAATTTCTAATGTTTCAGAAGGTAACCAATTGGCAAAAAGGCCATGGGTAACAGCGTTTTTGTTGTCCTCTGGCGCTCCTTTGTTGTTCGGAATAGTTGCGTTCTTGGTTGCAACCTTTTCTTGAGACCAGTAACGTGACTTCCACGATTTTACTGTGCTGATGGATACACCATATTTTTCAGCTATTTCTCTATACTTCAATCCTTTTTCATAATCATCTTTAGCTAGTTCGTATTTCTTCACATGTGACACCACCTCGCTTGTTTGCAACATTTGTTTTGTAACTTAGATGTATTTAGATAGGTTAATTTGTATGTGTTCATCTGAATAGAAACCATGACCGCAATAAAGAAGTTTGCATTTATCAATCTCTTTTGGTGTTGCTTCTCTCTCCATTTCAACAATGGAGTACTTCCCTTTTATTTGTACAGAACGCACAACACGCACTGAACAATCATCAATGGTTCGAGGATATTCATTAATTAGCGATACATACCAGTAGTTCCTCATTATGTATCACTCTTTCTGTTGGTTACTGGCAGAAAAGGTTCGCATCATAAATTCCATAGCCTGTGCGTCATTAAATCCTTGCAGAATAAGCTGATCGTAGAAATACTTAGCTTGTTTTGCGATTAACGCTAAGCTTTTTTGAGTTTCGTAGAATGTCGCTTCCATTGTTTTGTTTGCTTCATTCGTTTTAAACAACTCTCTTAATTGGTTTTCGTTCATTTGTTTACTCCCCTTCCAAAATAAAAAGACCACTCAATGAGTGATCTAATATGTAATGCACAGGCAGGGACGTTTCCGATCCTGTGCTTGAGTCATTTGACGATTCATTTGTACCGAATCCCAAAACTCAATCTAACCTAACCAATTATGTAATAGCAACCTACACCGATTCCATCGATTACTATCGACCTCGCCTTGCTCGTGTACTTTGAGCGCCCATTTCCAACCCTCGGTTGCTAAAATCACTGGCAAGGAATCAAACCTTGCATGGTTGCCGAAGCATTGACCTAGCACATATGCTTAGCGTCTTCTACTTCCGCCACAGCGACAAATTGATATTGTAAAATTTTATACATAGCGTATAATTTTATTTATCAGCGAGTGGTCCGCTGAAATAAATAAAAACGAGGTATCTTTATGCACACAACAGGATCAAAACCAGGAAAAGGCGAGTACTATTGTCTAACATGCGGACAAAATGTAACGCTCGATCAATCAACTGATACGTTGCCACCGTGTCCAAAATGCCATAACACAACCTTTAGAAAAGGTTAAAACCGTAAAGAGACCGTTCACCGGTCTCTTTTTTAAATTGCGATTTCTCTTTTGAATAAGCAATATGCTTTACCAAAAAGATTTAACTGAATCCACGCAACCGCTTTTCGTTCATTATGCTCGTTTCTATACTTCG